AAGCCCTTGTTTTGAGGTAAACATTTAAGGAAAAAAGTCCAAAAATCAATGAATTAGGGCTTGAAATTATAGGAAGGAGAGACGGACATGCCAGAAGTTAATAAAGAGCAATCGGTAGAGATTCAAAACGAGTCCTCTCCTACTGCTAATATATATGAATTCAACAGTTTTGTATCGCCGATGGACATAAGCAGCTTATTCTCTTGCGGTATTTATGACTATTTTTCTAAAGAAGAAATAGATTCTATTTTACGTGATCCTATTGGAAATCACGATACTGCAATTCGATTATCAAATTTTGTATATACAAAAAATGGTATCGTGTCTAACTCAGTCGATTATATGACTGCTCTTCCGTGCCTTGATCGTATTTTAATAAGTAAAAATAAACGAAATACAAAGACAGTCCAGGCGAATAAAGCACTAATGAAATCCACTCTTGAAAAAATTGATGATAAACAGTTTATTAGGAATGCACTATTTACGTGTATGTTAGATGGAATCGCTTTTTTCTATTTTGAAACGAAAAAGAAAAATTATGACAAATCCAAATTTATGACAGACTACGATGTAGAAAACATTGTAGAAATCAATGAGGTTGGAATCAATGCTACTATCATTTCTCTTCCATGGAGATATACAAAAATTGTTGGAAAGAAAAATGGTAGGTATGTGCTTGCGTTCAATCTGAGATATTTTGATGATTATACTGGTGAAAAACTGGAACGTAAATTAAGAAAGTATCCAGAAGAAATTGTAAAAGCATACAATAGTCGAAAAAATGGTACAACTGGCGGAGACTGGGTTGTGCTTGATAACAATCATACAATGTGCAGAAAAATTAAGTGTAAAGATTCTGAGCCTTGGGGTCGAAGTTTAATTATCGCTGCACTTGCAGATGTATTATATAAAGATTATTTCACTGACACAAAGAGAAACGTGTTAGATGAAATTAACAATAAAATTATCTATCAAACATTTCCAGAAGGTAAGGACAAAGGGACAAGTTCTCTTACTGGAAAACAGCAAGAACAGCAACATGCTACTGTACGTCAAGCTGTAATGAACAAAAACTCTCGTGGAGGAATTTCTTTCTTTAGCGTTGCTGCTGGAACGAAATTAGACTCTATCGATGTTTCTACAGATATTTTTGATAGCAAAAATGAGTCTGATTTAAATGATCAAATTTCACTTGATTTAGGAATTTCTTCTGCTCTCATTGGTGCAATGACAACAGGAAACTATGGTGCATCACAGAGCAACTTAGAGATGATTACCGCACAGTTATATACGTGGGTGTATGAATGGCAGAATGAATTGAATTATGTGATTAATAAAAATATTATTCAAAATGATAAAAACCGTATTGAGGTTTACTACTTTCCTACTTCATTCGTAAATAGGAAGAACTTCTTTGAAATGATGTCGAAGTTGTATACGGATTCCGGAGGATCTATGAGTTTTCTCGTTGCTAGTACAGGTGTGGATCCTGACGCATATTTTTCAGTTTTAGATGAAGAAATTGAAAGTGGAGTGTTTGAAAAATATAAACCACATCAAACATCTTGGACAATGAACGGATCTAATTCTGATAATGCTAAAAAACCGGAAACAGATAATCCCACAGAAAATACAATCAAAAGTAGAGAAAGTGGTGGAAACTTAAACCCAAGTCCAAGTGATAATAAATAGTTAAAAGGAAAATTAGTTTTATGTTAAAGATGAAAAATTAAATAAATTGTTAAACAAGTGGTCTGCTAATAAGTAGATCACTTTTATTTTATGTAAACAAAGGAGGATAAATCTTATGTTAAATAATATCCTCGAAATTTCTCAGCGATCTAATAAAAACGGACGTGTTCCAATCAAAATTGCCCTTCTTAAAATTCATGACGATCCAAATGAAACTAACAAAAATGGTATCCATTGGAAAAAGGAATATGTATTAAACGCAATTGATTCAGTTAAAGGAATGCCATTGTGTTGTGAGTTTGCATCAGAAGATAAATCATGCCCTCTCGGACATGGGTTAACAGGAGAAGTTGTGGATTCAAATGGGGTTCATGAACCAGTATTTGAAAACTCTGAAGTCGTCGGAACTTTTGAGAAAGCAGAAATCGAAACAATTAAAGATATCAATGGAGATGAAATAGAGGCTTTGTGTGGGTACGGGTATCTATATTATCAGAGATATCCTAAATTGGTTGATTGGGTGCGAAAGGGATTTGCAGTAGGTGAAGTGTGTACTTCTATTGAAATTATGGGACTAAAAGAAAATGATAACAAAATCATATATGAAGATGGATATAACGAAAATATGAGATCACCCATGATTTATTCATTTTCGGGGTGTGCGCTCTTAAGCATTTCTCCAAGTGACGATGCGGCTGTGGTACTTGAGATTTCGCAGAGAAAAACTACAAACAAGGAGGAAAAGAAAAACATGGAATTCGATAAGAAAGAATTTGAGGAAGTTCTCAAATCTACTCTTGCAGAAATTAACAGTGAAAAGAAATCACACGATGATGAAGTTTCTGAGCTGAACAACAAAATCACAGAACTGAATTCACAGATTGAAGCAAAAGATGTTGATATTGCTGCTAGAGACACACAGATTGCAGAACTGAATGCAAAAGTTGAGCAGATGGAAAAAGACATGAAGAAGAAAGATGATGAAAAAGAGGATCTCGAAAAAGAGGTAACAAAAGCAAAAGCATCTGAAAAACTTTCTGAGGTCGAGGCTGCTCTGAAAGACTTTAGCGATGAAGAAAAAGAAGTTGCTAAAGAGGACATTAAAAAATTAAAAGATGAAATTAATGCATGTAAAAAGAAATCAGAGTTAAATAATGTCACATCTGAAATCAATTCTATTAAATCTAAAATTTGCATGGAAATTGTTGCAAAACAGAAACAGGCAGAATCTGAAGCTCGTATTTCTGAGCAGAATTCAGAAGAAGTAAAAATTGAAGATATTTTCTCAGAAGTATGCAGCGAGAAATATGTCGATGATGACGAAGAAGTAAACATTTTTTAAGAGGAGGACGAATTAGATGATTAAATTCAGAAGAATTTCTCAGATCGAGAAATTATACCCATTTATGGATGCAGTTATTGATAAAGATGCACTGAATGGAGATTTTGGTGCAGTCACATCTGGAAAGTTTGCTCCAAAAGCAGACGCAAAACAGGCGATTATGCAGGTCGAAGTTGGTGATGATATGGACATGCCAGAATATAAAATTCCTGCTGGATCTCATGTAAGAGTCGTAGACTTTGAAAAACTTGAGGGACAGGAAATCGAAGTATACGGCGCTCAGTTACCAGCAACTTTTGCAAAAGGAAATAAACTGAAATCTGATGCAACAGGAAAATTAATTACAGGTGCTAGTGTAGCTCCTTATTTTGAAGTAACTGAGATTATTGGAAACAAAATTGGTCTTGTTGCCAAAGTTGTTACAAAACAAGGCTAATTGAAGGAGGGTATATAAATGAGTTATACATTTGAGTTAAATAACGAACGTAGAGATGCTTCTTTTGTAAGTGGAAAAATTAATGCCAATTCTCCAGTTGTAGAAGTATTCTCTGCTATGACAGATGGTAAAGAATTAGCAAAGTTTGGTAAAAAGGGAGATGCTGCTGCTAAATATATTAAAGAATTAAATAGCAGAGCTGCAACAAATGATCAGGTAGCAATTTCCGAAATCAACGAATTAAGACGTTTTAAAATGCAGCCAGTTCTTATGCAGGAAATTAAACTGCTTGGAATTTATGGAAACTACAAACCAATTGGATACAATGAGTCTTGTGAAGTAGAAATTACAGAGTATGTAAATACTGGTGCTGAAATTCAGGCTGCTGGACAGGATGTAAAATTCCCGACAATCAGAAAGAGACGTGTTCCGATTGCAACAACTACTATTTCTGGTGGTTATGCAGTTGACTACAGAAAAGCAGCACTTGGAGATATGAGTGATGAGAACGAGCTTCAGGAACAGGTTCGTACAGATATTAGAAATAAAGCTGCTAAATATGTAGTAGATGAAACATACAAAGCAGTTAAAAATGCAAAAGGTGTGAAATATTTCTTCGAGGGAGCAGGTCTTACAAAGACAGGTGTTGATGGTGTTATCGCAAATGTTAGACGTTTTGGTAAACCAACAATCTCTGGTGATTATGCTATGATTGCACAGTTTAATGGATTCGCTGGATATGAGGGAACAACACCGACTGTAAACGGAATCTCTCGTACAATCATGGATGAGATTCATAATACAGGACTGATGGGCGTATACAATGGAGCCACTCTTGCAGAGATTCCAAATCCGTATGATCTGACAACTCTGAATAAAGATGGTACAAACTTTGAGACAATGTTACCGGCTGGACTTGCATTTGTAATTCCGCAGGGTGGACAGTCTCCAATTCATACTGTAACAAGAGGTGGACTAACATCATTCTCTGGAAACGATGTTACAACAGGAATGCAATTATCCAGATTTGACATGGAGTTTGGTTGTCTTGTAGTACCTGGAAGAGAATATGAAGTGGGTATGCTTCATGATCAGAACCTTGATTCTCTTGGAAAATAATTTCAAGTAAATCTAAGATAGTTTTCGCATTATTTTA